TTCTGCAGGTGATATATGAACGATGATAAATTAATCCTCGAAAGTTTAAAAGATTTAGGTGTGAGCCTGTGGGCCAAAAATGGTGAGCTCCACTTCAAATATCCCGAAGGCTTGGAAGGTGACGGGCGAAAGGATTTATATCTTTTTATAAAAAAACATGAGCAAGGAATAATGCGAGCGCTGAAATGGCAAAATTAAAATTAACCCCACGGCTTATTAAAAAGCTCGTTCCCTCTATCGAAGCCGGCAATTACATTGAGACGGTTTGCCAAGCCCACGGAATTAGCAAAAACGCTTATTATATGTGGTTAAAGAAAGGTGAATCGGCGAAAACAAAAACGATATATCGTGACTTTTATGACGCAGTTAAGAATGCCGAAGCGAGAGCAGAAGCAAGGCTAATTGAAGAATGGCGGGAGAAATTACAGGAAAGCCCGACCAACTATAAAGACTTTTTAGAACGCCGCTATCCTGAACGGTGGGGGAAGAAAGAAACCCATGTGGTTGAGGGTGGGGATCAGAAAAAACCAATTAAGTTGCAAGTTGAAGGGAATATAGATGAATTGCTTGACCAGTACGAAAGAATTATTAAGCGAATTCAACAGGATACAATGGGAAATTTTCAAGAAGACAATTCTCCTGAATAAATATATACCCCACCACCCCAGTGAAAAACAAGCCGAATTTATATTATTGTCGGATCCTGAGGCTCTTTATGGAGGAGCAGCCGGTGGTGGGAAATCAGACGCTTTGTTAATGACAGCATTACAATATGTCGAAATGCCAGAATATGCCGCAATATTGTTTCGGCGATCATATGCCGACTTATCCTTACCTGGTGCATTGATGGATCGAGCTTCTGAATGGTTAACCCCCACCGATGCACGCTGGGTTGATTTAAAAAAGACCTGGATATTTCCCTCTGGATCAACTCTATCGTTTGGCTATCTTGAAAATGAAAAGGATAAATACCGTTACCAGTCGGCTGAATTTCAATATATTGGGTTTGACGAATTAACCCAATTTGCTGAAAGTCAATATACTTATCTTTACTCCAGGCTTAGAAGGTTAGAAAATTCCAAAATTCCTATTCGCATGAGAGCCGCTTCGAATCCTGGCGGAGAAGGGCACGAATGGGTGAAGAATAGATTTAATGTTTTGGGGTTGGGAGGCAAGCCGTTTATTCCGGCAAGATTAAAAGATAATCCCTACATTGACCAGGAAGAATATGAAAAAAGTTTAAATGAATTAGATTATATTACCCGCTCTCAACTTAAAGATGGAAACTGGGCTATCAATCCCGACAGCACATTATTCCAACGGGAATGGTTTGAAATTGTTGATGATTATCCACGGGATGCCAAGAAAGTACGATATTGGGATTTGGCGGCCACTGAGCCAAAAAAAGGGAAAGATCCCGATTATACCGCTGGATGTCTCATGACTGAACAAGGTGGAATATTTTATATTATTGACATAAAACGGGTTCGCAAAAGTCCTTTGGGAGTTGAAAGGCTAATTAGGCAAACCGCTGAACTAGATACAAAAGTTGTTGATATTTTTATGGAGCAGGAGCCAGGGAGTTCGGGCGTTTCCGAAATAGATCGATACGCAAGGGAAGTTTTAAAGGGGTTTGTTTTCACCGGTATAAAGACGACTGGTTCAAAAACACTAAGGGCGTCTCCATTGTCTTCAGCCGCTGAACATGGCAACGTTAAGCTGGTACGTGGAGCGTGGAATGATGATTTTTTGAGCGAAGCTGAAAGTTTTCCGGGGAATGCTCATGACGATCAAATTGATGCCGCCAGCGGAGCCCATGAACAACTGTCAACCAAACAAAAACCTTTTGTATCGTTGGATGTAGATCCGGTTGATTATTTCGATAGAGGAGAATACTAATGAAAATTGTAAATGTAATTTTTAAATGTCTTAATGAGCTTAACGATAAAGGAGAATTAAGATTCCCGCTTGAAAAGGGAACGGTGGCATATGAAGAAATTGAAAAGATATGTGATAGAGAGTTGCGCAGTGCTTTTGATAATGGTGGAGTGGCCGCTGTTCGGGTGTTAAATAAAACTCGCATTGACCCATTTCTTTATGAAGGCTGGAAAAAACTTTACCAGGATAAAGAAGGATAAAAACTATGAATCTTTGGGATAAGATAAAAAGTTTCTTGAGTGTTGATCGTCCGATATCCGAAAGTATCGACGATGATGAAAGTGGATATACCGAATTGGGTTCGGACGACAGTAAGAACTTGAAGGTTGATTACCTTAAAGAAATTCGAGAAGAAGCCTGGAAAGCGTTTCTTCAAAATCCTTTGGCCAAGCGACAAGTGCGGAATATTACCAGTTACTTGGTAGGTCGAGGATTGAAGATTTCTTCACCTTCTGAAGACGCTCAAGAAATTATCGATGACTTTATCCATGACCCTCAAAATTATTGGGAATTATTCGTTAGAGAAGAATCCAATCGCCTACAGATAGACGGTGAAATTGTGGTGTTGCTTTACGTTAACACCGGAAACGGAACGGTCAAGGTAAGAGACATTGAACCGAATGAAATTACTGAGGTAATTTTATCTCCTGATGATTACCGTGAGATATTAGCCCTTAAACGGGTTTATACCAGAAAAGTTTACAGCGCAGACCTTAGAAATTACCATACCGAACAGAAAGAGGACTATATTAAACCAGGCGAACCCGACCCGAATAACTCTAATATTGTTCGTGACTTTTTATTTATCAAAATGCCCACGGTTGCCACACAGTTTCGAGGAGTTCCGGAACTGGCATCTCATCTCTACTGGCTTAAACAATATCGGCAATTACTGGACGCTCGAATTAACTTGAATAAAATGAGGGCTAATTTTATTTGGGATGTATCGGTAGAAGGCACTGATGCCGATGTTCAAGCTGTTCGAACGTCCAACTCCAAAGCTCCCAAACCAGGAACAGTGAAATTTCACAATCACAAAGTTACTTGGGAACCAAAAAATTTAAACGTTAATGCCCAGGATTCAGAAGCTGACATCAGAGCTGTGAAGTTGATGAGCGTGGCCGGTTCGGGTCAACCCGAATTTATGGTTACTGGTGATGCTTCTAATGCTAATTTCGCCTCAACCCAGGAAACCACCTTATCTTTCCTCAAATGCTTGGAAGATTATCAAGACTTATTTGAATATTTTATTGGTTCGCTATTTAATAAGGTTTTTCATTACGCTCAAAAATATGGTTCTGCTCCACAAGTGTTTTTAGACGGTAATGGTGAAGAAGTTAGAGGCGATGCCTTGGTAACTCTCACCTTTCCTGAAACCAAGCCAAAAGATGTTGAGAAATTAGGCAAATACTTACAAACGTTACAGCTTATGAATATTGCTTCAGATGAAACTTTGGCTGGTATGGCGGGCATTGACTGGGAAGCTGAAAAGGCAAAACTGGAAGCAGAAGCGATTGATAACTATCCCAGCCCGAAAATACCGGAAGAAGAATGAACCAACTTCAACGAATTAATAGAGCAGTCGAGAAAGCACAAAAAGAGTTTACAAACAAAACAGAACAGCACGTTAAAACTATTTTGGCAAATTATCAAATGGCTCAGAACGAAATTGAACAGCAGTTATTGAAGAGAATGGATCAACCGATAGATTCTTTTGCCATCCAACGATTGCGGGAGATTGACCGACACGTTCAACAAAGGATTGAAGCATTAGCCCCCAAGCGTGATAGCCAGGTTTTGCAGGCCTTGGAAGATGCGCAAAAGTCTGGTTTCCAAACTCAGATGCTTCAAAAAGAAATTATGGGGCGCCCGATGCTGGGGATAGATTGGACGATGTTTACCCCTCGAGGCGTGGAATATTATCAATCTTATACCTTGCAATTGTGCCGAACTTACGACCAAGAATTAGTAACCGCTATCCAAACTCAATTAAGAATGGGATTTATCGAGCAAAAAAGCTGGGGACAAATTATTACTGATATTCGTAGGAACGCTTTTGGTTTTAAGAAGTATCAGCGGGTTGATAGGAAAGACAAGGGCGCAACTTGGAAAATAAAGCGAATGGTAAGAACCGAAACGGCACGGATGCGGAATATGGCGGAAGAAGAGTTTATCAAGTCCGATCCAGATATAATTGGGGTAAGCTTTCACTTCGGCGGAGGGCCTTGCGATGGTTCATGTGAGCGATTAGTTGGTGATTATTATAAAGATGGTTCAGGTATGGGATGGCCGCCGCCTTCTTTACCCGTTCACCCCTCATGTGGTTGTTTCTTGACTGATATTTATCCTGAGATAAAAGACTATGTTCGCAGTCTAAAAGAGGAGGCAAATTATGCCCTATAATAAAGTTTCAGAACTTCCACCAGCAGTACAAAAATTACCTAAAAAACTACAAGAGGCATGGATGAAAGCGTTTAATGCTGCTTTTAAACAATATGGAAACGATGAACAAGCCTTCAAGGTGGCTTGGAGTACAATTTCAAAGATGCGTGAGTCGATTGAATTGGAAGACCAAGAAGTATTTGAAGCCTTGACGGTTGATGAAGAAAAGAAAAAAGCACACGTGGTAATTATCAAAGAAGGTTGGAGCAAGAATAAAAGATATTATCCAGCCAATGTATTAAATGAAGCAGTTCCACTTTTTGAAGGGACTAAGTGTTACTTGGATCATTCAGATATTAAGGGGATTCCTAATCGCAGTGTTCGGGAATTAACGGGATTTTATGAAAATGTGAATTTTGCAGGAAAGCAGATAGAGGCCGACCTGCAGTTTATAGACACCGAAGCTGGAAAAGTAGGGTTGGACATTGCAAAAGAGACCATTAAACATAATAAAACACTTGCGGGGCTATCAATCCGTGGTATTGGAACCTTACGCAAAGTTGAAGAAGGGCATGAAGTAGAAAGTCTTAACAAAATTATCAGCGTGGATTTGGTAAGCGACCCTGCGGCTGGCGGTGAATTTTTACGACTTTATGAATCGATTATGGAGGTTGACGACATGAAAGACTTAACCGTAGAGAAATTAAAAGAAGAGAGACCGGACTTGGTGCAAGTTATCACCGAGGAAGTAGAGTCTCGGGTATATGGAAAAAAGAACGAATTAGATAAGCAGTTGAAAGAAATTAAAGAGCAGAATGAAAAGTTAGCTAAAGACATTACTGAATGGAAGACTTACGGACAAATAAAAGAAACCGAAACTATTTTGGAAAGGGAACTGGCAAAATCAGAACTTCCTGATATCGCCAAAGATAGAATTAGGAAACTTTATGTTGGAAAAATTGCCAAAGCAGAAGAAATAACTGAATCTATCAAAACTGAAAAAGAATACATAGCCAAGATTGCAGAAAATAAACAAGTGAACGTTGGGAATAGTGGCAAAGATAATGAAGTTAAAGAACAGAACAAAGAAAAATACGATGCCAAACTTAGAGAAGTTTATGAAGCAATGGGATACAGCGAAAAGGAAATTGAGGGCTTACTGAAGATTAAGCGGGGTAAATAATCATGGCTACCAATATGGTTTATAAAAATGGTGATCAAATTCCGGTTACGTTGACGGCTCAATCCTGGCCAACGGCAACCGCCGGAGCATTGTCTGGCGGAAAGGTTGTAGTAGGTTCAATTACCGGTGTGGCTTTGGCTGATTCGGTTTCTGGAGTGGTGGTTATTCGCAGAAAGGGCGTATTTGAATTAGATGTTTACGCCATGAATAACGAAGCCAACAATTCAGCTTCAGCGGTAACTCCAGGTGACGCTCTTTATATAAATGCGTCAACCGGCGTGATAAATAAATGGACTGATGGCGTTCCTTTTGGCTATGCGCTTGAAGCAATTCCAAGCGGACACGCCACCATCAAAGTCTTGCTTTTAAAGTAGAGGTGTAAAAAATGGCGACAAACATGATAATCAAAAATTCCGAGCAATTACCGATATATACCAATTCAGACGTTGAATCTGGAGAAACGGTGTTGGTTGGCGAGATTACCGGCGTGGCATTGGCTGATGAAGATTCCGATGGCTATACCGTTATCCGCAGAGAAGGGGCTTTTCTTTTGGAAGTGGTAGCACACGATGGTACCAGCGGGTCGGCTGTTTCACCAGGTGACTCATTGTATTTGGATGCGAGCGATGGGACGTTAAATAAGGATAGTTCTGAAACCTTGTTTGGCTATGCACTTGAAGCAATTGATTCAGGTGATACTGACACCATTAAAGTTCTATTGAAATAGGAGGCAACAAACATGGATAGCTTTAAAGAATTATTTGAAGACATAAAAACCGATGAGGTCGGGGCAAGGAATCGAGAGTTATTAGAAACCATGACCAGTTCCGACCTTCCTTATCTTTTAACTGGAACCGCTTTGGATCGAGCATTATTAAAAGCTTATCGAGAATATCCGGCGGATTGGGAACTATACGTGGCCAGGGAAACCGTCCGAGACTTCCGAACCGCTGAACGTCTCTATATGTATGGCGGAGATGGAACTCTGGAAGAGGTAAAAAAACAGGCCCCATATGAATATGCCGCATTGAGCGAAGGAAAATATACCTTCTCGGTTGCAAAGTACGGTAGAAAACTGGGGCTGAGTTGGGAAGAAATAATTAATGACGACTTATCCGCACTCAAACGAATCCCCGAATCTTTGGCACGAGCAGCACGAAGAACTGAACAGCGGATGATCACGTCATTGTTTGCGGATTCGAGCGGGCCAAAGTCGGCTCTTTTTAATTCCGGTTCAGGTGGAGATAACTTAGGAACGGCAAAATTGAGCATTACTTCACTGGCTGCTGCTTTTACCTCCATAGGAGATCAGACTGACCCCAACGGTGAACCATTCTTTGTTTCTCGATTTCATTTGGTGGTTCCTCCAGCTTTGGAAATAACCGCCAAATCGATATTGGAAGCAACAGAATTGGTTTATCCCGATACTCAAGGGGTGGCGGATAATTACGTTAATTATAAGACTAACAACTGGATGAAACAGCGGCTCACTCTTCACGTGAATCCTTACTTGCCAGTTATTGATACTACCACCGGTGACACTGCATGGTATATTTTCCCTGACCCTTCAGAAATTTTCTGCTTGGTTTTAGCCAAACTGAGAGGTCATGAGGAACCGGAAATATTCATGAAGAATCCAAACGCAATAAAAATTGGCGGCGGACAGGATCCATTTAATGGCGACTTTGATTATGATTCAATTGAGTATAAGGTTCGTCATATCTGCGGCGCTGCGGTTGCTGATTACCGTGGTTCTTATGCTTCAACTGGCGCAGCGGCTTAGGGCGGTGAGCAGAGATGAAAAAAACCAATAAAAGAATCTTGGGGCTATTCTTCGGAATAGCCTTTTTGCTTTCAATCTCTTTTCCAGCTTTAGCCACTTATACTCACTTTGAAAGTGGCGTGGTATCCGAAACGGGTTTTTACGTAGGAGCATATGGAACTGAAACTGAAGTTATTGATGCCGATGGGAATTTCACCATTGTCGATGCCGAAATAACCGCAGCCGACATTGGAACGCTAAGTCTTGACGGTACCGAGGTTGAGGCCACAGCCGATGAAATTAATACTCTGGCTGATGGTTCGAATGCCGATAGCCTCCACAGTCACGCTTTTTTAACCTGGGTGATGACCGCTGGAGAAACGATTACCCCTGGTTTATTGTGTTATTTAAGTTCTGGGGATGTGATGGTTGCTGAAGCCAACAGTGCCGTGGTTATTGGAGCCAATGTAGGTATACAAGCAGAAGATACCGATCCCATAAGTTTGGGTTTGGGAATTATAACCGCAGTAGCCGATGGGAAAATAGAAGCTGGTTATCAATTAAAAGCAGCCGATGGCGGGAAAGTGATTCGTTTTGTTGATGCTGACTTGGCCGGCGATACCATGGGCTCTGGAACCGGTGGAAACTTTGCCAATCAGCCGGCCAACGATGCGGTTGAAGTAGTATCGAGCGATGCGGCTGACACAACTCAAGTGGTTACCATTTATGGAACCACCAATGGTGGCGATGGAACGGTTGTAACTGAAAATATAACCTTAACCGGAACAACTGAAGCCACAACCACAAAGGTAGACTGGGGTTTGATTCTCGGGGTTGAGATGAGTGCAGCCGCAACCGGAACTGTGACCATACGAGAAGCCTCTACTGACCAGGCTATAACCACCATTGCCCCAGATTCAACCTCGGCTGGTGTTATTGCCGTTGCAACCGAAACCCGAGCCTTTAACCAAAAACCGGTCATTGTGGCTGATGATGCCACCACCAAATCAGTGGCTGTTATTGGTACCGCAAACGACCATTCAGCACAAACCGAAAAGGCCACCGCACTCACCGGATCTACTCCGGTTACTCTGGCAAATGAATATAATACTGTTACAAAAATGCTGGTGGGAGATGTGGATTCGGCTCGAACCGTCACTTTAAAAGTCGGAGCGGCTAATAATTCAAATTTGAGTGTTGGAAAGTCTTTGGAGGCGGCGGACGCTGAAGATGATGAAATATTGATCCTTCTATTCTTCAACTAAAGGAGACAGGGGGAGGTCCTAATAAGCCCTTCCCCTTTTTAATATGAGAAGAAAAATTCTTACTGTTCATGCGGGAACCACCACCGAAATTTTACTTTTAGAAATGTTTCGAGTACTGGAAGAAATTCTCTGGGAAATTCAAGAATTAAAAAAGGGAGCCAAAAATGACCAACCTCGCAAAACTAAAAAAACTGATACCAAGTGACCACGGCTATACTGACATAGAATTAACTGAACTATTGGTAGAAAACGGGAACGATGTTTATAAAACTGCCGCTTTTGTTCTACGTGGGCTGATTGCTCAAATTGTTTCTGGCTCGTATTCCTTTTCCAGTGGTGACGTAAGGATAGACAAAACCCAACTGGTAGAAAATTATCAAAGGCTCATTGCTGAATATGAGACTAAATCAGTTGAAGTTGCCCAGAGTCCATCATCTGTTGATGAATTATGGGGAACAAAAATTGACCGGCTGTCTGGTTTAGATACAACCGACTACGCTGAGGCGGATACTGAAGATGTTGATTGACAAAGAATTCATTAAATCCAGTTTTGCCGAAATATTTGAAAATATGAATTCAGTTTCCTGGGTAACGAGGGTTGATTGTGATTGTGTGGATGATTACGGTATTCCTGACCCCGACTGCACCAAGTGTAAGGGCACTGGATATACCACAACTTCAACTACTATTGAAGCAGACGTACAAGAACTCAAAGGTGATGAGCGAATTGTTGTTGATGCTGGAATACTGAATGCTGGCGATATTATTATTCGAACTTCTTTTGATAATGGCCTCAAAGTGGATGACCTTATTGCCCACAATTCAAAAAGTTATCAAATAAAATATGTGGTTTTAGACCAATTGGAAGTTTTCATCCAAGCGGGGGCGCACAAAATTGCTTGATATAGACATGAGGCTTGAAGGGATAGAAGAACTTATTACGAAATATCACGTTCGAGCAACAACGATTGTTAAAGCTTTGGATTTTACCACCAAAAAGAACGCTGAAGAGATTCGAGTAATAGCCAAAGATAGAGCGCCAGTTCTGACTGGTATATTGCGAGGTTCAATTGATAAAGAACAAAAAGAAATGATGGTATGGGGCATTGGTTCATATAACCCCAATTGCCCCTATGCTCGAGTTAGAAATTATATTAATAATCTACACCCAATGACCGTTGGCTATTTAACCAAGACTCATTTTGAACACCGTGATAAGTATAAAAAAGACCTACAAGAAACCATCAGGGAATTAAAAAAATTATGAAAATAAACCTTTTACAAGCAATTGTAGATAAAATAAAAACCATTACTGAATTATCCAGTGGTGTTTTTCTTTATTCTCCAGAACTTGACTTGAATACCAAAACTAAACCTTTTGTGGTGGTTCGTTCTATTACCGATATGGGGAAAATAACCACTTTTGCCAAGGCCAAAGAGACGGATTATTATGTTTGGGTTTATGTGTATCCTCAGTCGAACGAATATAAGGCGCTGGAACTACCAGAAAGCATAAGAACGGTTCTGTTCAATGAGCTGACAGTTACCATTGGTGAAGGCGCTACAGCAGTAAAATATTATTCTTTACCGTTAGATATCACCATCAACCGGCTTAACGGTACTGAGAATGACTTAGAAAAGTATGGTTCAGTTATAACGTGTATCTATAAAATTCATGATTAGGAGGCTATTCCTATGGCTATAAAGAAAGGCTATGCTGGAAATATAAAAGAAAATGGAACCACTATTGGCGAGATGGGCGAATGGAGTTTGGTTATCAATGCCGATATCGTTGATACCTCCGCATTCAGTAATGAATGGAAGAAAAAGACCGCAACCCAAAAAGATTGGTCGGGGAGTTGTTCCGGCCGGCTCGATCCTTCTGATGGTGGGCAAACTACTTTAGTTATCGGGGCTGATGTTGACATGGAGTTTTTTGTCGACTCAACCCATTATTATTCCGGTGCCGGAATTGTTGAATCCATTTCTCGCAGTGCGGCAGTGGGCGGTGTGATCGAAGTCACCTTCAATTTCACCGGAAACGGCGAACTGAGTTACACTTAAGGCGGTGAGATAAATGGCTGTAAAAAAAGGATATTTAGCGAAAGTATACGGAATTGACACCAGCGTCTCGTTTTCTACCGCTTTTACCGATGAAGCCATGACGGAAGGAAGCGGCGATAATCTTAAAATTTATCAATTAAATGATACCACCAAACAAATTTGGGATCCGAACGAAGAAATAACACTTGACGCTGGACTGGATACCCCAACCTTGGATGAAAGCTGGATGGATCATGGTATTGATTGGCTCACTGGACGGGTAAAGTTAAACGAAACTGGATTAACTCTTACTGTATCGGGAAAATATTTTCCGACTCTCATCGAAATTGGCGAAGCCTATAACTGGACTTTGGACTTATCGGCTGATGTGGTGGATGTATCAGCGTTTGGTGATGAGTGGAAAAAGAAGGCCACAACCCAAAAGAATTGGACTGGAACTTTTGAAAAATTCGCCATAGACGAATATTGGTTCGATATTACAAAATTGGCCAAGATATTTTTGGTTAAACTTTATACTCAAACCGCCATTGGCTATCAGGGTTTCTGTGTTATTCCAACTCTTTCTTCTGGGGCTTCGGTTGCTGATGTATTAAAGGAAACCGTTAATCTTGAAGGGCATTGGATGATTTCAGAATTTGATGAGTCGTAAAAGGGAGGTTTGTATGGGTTTATTAGATAAATTAGAAGAACGGGCAAAAAATAGGGAACGTAAATCCTTATATATTGAGGAAATTGATGAAACGGTATACTGGTATCCGATGACGGCCGGAGAGCGTCAGAGAATTATGAACGCTGCTGGTTTTAAGTGGGCGAGGGATGCCGTGCAGATGGATAATGCCAAATATAAGGCTTCTTTAATTATCGAAAAGCTGGAAGATAAAGATGGCAAGAAGATATTTTCCAATACTCCCGAGCACAAAGACTTGTTAATAAACAAAATAGCTGACGAATTATTGACCAAGATTGTTAATGCTATTGACCCTCCACGTGCCGAGGAACAGCAGATTGAAGAAGCAAAAAACGAATAAGCGACCCTTTTTACAAAACTTTGATGATATTGGCTGATAAAAAGGGTCGTTTTGTTTTTGAGTTTATTGAGGAATTAACTGAGGATGAAATGTATGATTGGGTGGCATATTATAAAGAGCAACACGAAGAAATGGAACGAGAGCGGGCAAAGGCGAGAATGAGGAGGTAGAATGGCTGACGAGCGTTTTGAAGTAATTATTGGGGCGAGGGATCAAGCCTCACCAGTATTACAAAAATTTCAAAGTAATTTACAGACCACCAAAACCACGGCAGACCAAGTTACTGACTCTTTGGTTGGATTAGGGAACCAAAGCCAATTGGCATTTGTGGGCTTATCGGTGGCTGTGGCAGGAATCACCAAAGTATTTACTGATTTTGAAAACGCCATGGCAAAAGTGGCAACTCAATTACCCGGAGAACAAATTGAACATTTCGGAGAATTAGAGCAGGCAGTTCAAGAATTATCGCAGGAGTACGGGCAATCCACCACGGTTATGGCACAAGGCCTGTATGATATCTTATCGGCAGCAATACCAGTTGAGGACTCTGTGAAGTTGTTAACTCAAACCTCAGAAACCGCTGCAGCTGGATTCACCGACGTTGCTACCACCACCGACTTATTTACCTCAATACTGAACGCTTATGGGATGGAAGTAGAAGATGCCGCACACGTTTCGGATGTATTATTTCAATCGGTTTTCCGAGGTAAGATGGAATTTGAAGACTTAGCAAAAGAAATGGGTCCTATTATGGGCATTGCCGCTCAATCCGGGGTTGGATTAGAAGATTTAGGTGCGGCCATGGCCACTTTAACTCGCCAAGGCATCCCAGCCTCAGAAGCTGCTACCGGAGTAAGGCAGGCAATATTATCCTTTATTGACCCAACTACAGAAGCTTCAGCGGCAGCAGAAGCAATGGGGTTTGAACTTAACGCAAGCGCTCTTCAAAGCAAAGGGTTAATTAATGCAATTTTGGAATTAGAGGGGGCAACAAGCGAAGAAGTGGCGGCACTTTTTGGGAACGTTCGAGCTTTGATGGCAGTTCAGGGAGTTTTGTCTGATTCGTCTGGAGCCACGGAAGATTTGCGCTTAAATTATGAAGCGCTTGGAACCACCCAGGAAGCTTATGAAAAAGCCACAGGAACATTAAAATTTGAATTAGATCAATTAAAAACTTCGGCTCAGGTTTTAACTCAAGAATTTGGGGAGGCCATGTCTCCTGCTTTGAGCAACTTGACTGATATTGCAAAGAATTTTATCGAAAGAATTCAGGACATGCCTGAACCAATGAAGGAATTTATCAGCAACATGACGTTAACTGGCGTGGCGGTAACCGGTGCTTTGTCTGGCCTTGGAATGCTAACCAAAGTGCTTCAAGGAATTATGCCGGTATTTGGGTTGACTGCATCAGCTGCCGGTCCGGTTGCATTGGCCCTTGGCGCAATAGCCGTGGCGACGGCGGCCGTTATTTATTATTGGCCTCAATTGGTTGAATGGTGGAAGAAAATTGAAGAGACCAATCCATTAATTAAGGAAGCGGCGGATGCTATTCGAGACTTGCGGAATGCTATGCAAGAAGCTTCAGAATATGCCAAATCGGATATGGAAGAACGAGGAGGTTCGTTTTTGATGGTCTGGTTGGCGGGCAAGGGGGCGGAACAGCAAACATTTATAACCAAAATAACTGAAATGGTAGGTGGTGCCTTTAAGGCCATGCGAGATAAAATCAAGGAAGAAGAGGCCACCACAACTGAAACCTTAAGCTTTATGGATAGAATGGGTATTTTTTGGGATAACTTTACCGCAAAGGTTAAAGACACTCAAGTTTGGAAAGACTTATCAATAATTTGGACTGATTTAAGAGATGATTGTAGCACGGTTTTTGGTGCCATTGGAGATTCTATATCGGAATCTTTCGATACCGCCATTAAAAAAGTTACCGGTTGGTTGCAGGGGCTGTGGGACTTTATAAGAAGCATTGGAGACTTTTTTAAAAATGTTTTCACGCTCGAAGCGGATACCATTGATTTTAGTTTTCTTGAATCTCAAATTCAAACTTCATTCGCTGCCCTGGGGACAAATGCGGTTCAAGTTTTCATGGAATCATATTCAGGTGAGTTTAATGCTCTCGCTCCTGATTTGCAATTAAGCTTATTTGAAACCTTTGAACAAATATTGGGTCCTGGCGGTTTTCAAGAAGCGCTCGATTTATGGGGAAATGAGGCATTGAATGCTTGGGCACAGGGATTTGGTGGTTCACCTGAACTAATACAAGAGGCAATTGATAAGGGATTAATTAAGCCCATTACCGATTTGCTGGAAGCCCATTCATCGCCCAAGGCTCTACCGGAACTTGAAAAATGGGGCTATAACGCCGGTATGGCATGGGGGGCTGCTCTTGGGTTGGGGGCGAGTGAAGCGATGGCCGAGGCCTCCGAAACATTGGTTAAAGAACTGGAAGTTCACCTCGGGAAGGTTATAGGAGCCCAAACTCAGGCCAATATGGACATTATTGCTTTGCAAAGAGAGAAAAATAATCGGTTGGCAGCATTGGAACGAGAATATTTTGAGAGAACCGGAAATGATTTAGAAATACTGGTTCGAAAATATCGAGAGAAATATGCTGAAATTTTGGGTTCTTTTGAATGGACACAAGATGAAATTAAAAGGATTCAAGAAATTGCCAACGATGATTTAATTAGCCAATTAACCGCCTATGTTGAAAAATATATCGAAGAAATGCAGCGAGCTGGAGCTTCTTCAAGTGAGATTACCAACGCCATCGAAGGAATTATTCTTGCCTTAGAAAAAATGGGGATTAGCGCCGAAGTTATTAAACAACTCAGAGAAGAATGGGAATTAATGCCGGCGGCCATTGAGGAAAGCAAAGACCAAATAAGTGAATTGATTGACCTTATCGGTGCCGTTGGAGACGTGGTAATTGACTTAGAATTTGGAGAAAAACCATCTGCCGGTACCGTGGGTGGATTGGTAGGCGGTATTCTTGGACTGTTCTCTGGTATACCGACTTGGATTGCTGGTATTGTTGATATGGTGTTTGGATGGATAGACCAAATACAAAAACGAACCCAGGAAATGATTGATTCGGTTACTTCTCAGTTTCATGGAGCCATGGTGGATTTCTTTATGGAACCAGACTTAGACACCGCCATGAAAGACTTTGGCCAACGGTTAAATGAAATTGTTTACAAAATGATGGTTGAGGCAATTGTTGCTGCTCTTATTGCCTCGGAAGTTGTTCAGGATGCCGCCAAAAAACTCGGTCAAGCCATCAATGAATACATGAAGGGCGGAACGTTGGACGGGTTGACCGCAGCGATGGATGAATTCATTGCCACTTTCCAGAATTACGTTTTGCCAATTATGGCTGAAATTTATCCGGTTATTCAACAGTACAATCCCAATGATGTTGTTACTGGCGGCACTCAAACCTTTGGCGGTTCAATCCCATCCTATCAAACTGGCGGATATGTTCCAAAAACTGGGCTGGCTTTATTGCACGAGGGAGAATACGTCATGCCAAGAGAAGGAGCCAAGACTGTATCTTTCGAAAACGTGGAAATAAACATCAATACCACCGGTGGGGTCGACGGGGCTGACTTGTGGGATGAATTTGAACGTGAAGCACGAAGAAGGGGGGTAACTTTGGTACAATGATAATTGGCGAAAACACATTACCTGACCCTACCGACTTTACAATAGACGAAACTACAGGTACAAGGGAAGAAACATTGTTATCGGGGGACAGAAGATATTTGAAATTTGGCAACATTAAAAAAAATATTCGGTTACTGTTTTGGGGCATCAATGACTCAAATAAAAGCGCAATTGAAACCTTGGCTGTGTCTACCACCACGTTAAGTATGACCCTCGACGGCAAGACGTATACGGTGGTTCCTTATTCTGGGCCAAAATTTACCAGAATTAAGGGGGCTAACCAACTCTATCAATGTGATTGGGAGCTACGAGAAGTATGAGAGATTTAAGAGGCTCAGAATTAAACCCCACACCATTGTTAGGGGAAGATTTCGAAAAAGA